GGCTAACCTTGCATCCGCAGCTTTTGTAGTTAACTTTAGTACAGTAACGTTGAATGCCGCCAGCACACTCAGTGCTAACGGCATTCGAACTACGTTCGGCGTTGTCTCTCTGACAACTAGTCAAGCCCTTTTTGCTGCTCCGGGCGGTATTACTGGGAACGTATCTCTGGTAGCTGTAGGGTCTTTGTCCGTCACTGCGACACAGACATTCTCTGCCGCAATCAGTCTTTCCAATGTTGCGACACTATCGGTGTCTGCCGTTCGTACTACCTTTGGTGTTACCAGTCTGACAGCTAGCGCTACACTCAGCGTTAATCCCACGTTAATAATGGTGGGATCAGTGTCGGCGAGTGCCGTCGGGGTTCTGACAATCTCTGGCATTCTGAGTGCTCGTGGAGTAGTTAACCTCTCCGTACTCAGCAACCTTACTGTTATTGCTGGAGGAGTTCCCGGCGCTTGTGTACTGAACGTCAGTTATGGGCTGGTAGTTGACGGCGTTCGGGTCAAGATAGATGCTCTGAATCTGGCTACCACTTACAGCCTGTCGGTTGGTGGGTTCCTTGGTGGGTTCAGTGCTACTCAACTTACTGTCCTTCCTTCCCTGAATTTGGCTGGTCGTGTTGGTGTATTTGCCAGTGTGGGACTTGACTCTGCGGGACAACTTACTGTTGGTCCTAGCGTCATCTCCAAGCTTGGCACTATTGCCCTACTGGCTAGTGTGGGATTCAATGTCTCTATTGTTGGAGGAGCAGCAGCTTCCGTCGCTCTTTTGGTCTCTGGCGTCCTAGGATTCATTGATCTCTTCCCACAGATACACTTGGGAGCGGGTGGAGAGTGGGACTTCTCCGGTATTCATCCTGATGTCGTCCGTAAGGTTCGTTTCACTAGAACTGACTGGTCAGAGAGCGGTATCCATAAGGATACTAGGACTGGTGTACCTCGACGTCCTATTGATCGAGAATGGACTACGGCCGGAATCCATTCTGGATCAACGCGCGCATAGTAGCAGGTCCAACAATAGTCCCATTGGCATCTGGACCGGTAATTCCCACATTGCTCTGGAATGCTTTGACTCCCAGAGTAGTACCGTCTCCGTAGTAGCCGTTAGGAACATAGGGGTTATAGCGTGGGTAGACTCTAGTGAGAAACTTCTGAAGGTTCCAGACTCGGTCCCCTCGATCACCTTTCTGGCAGTACGTACCACTAGACCAAGTGTTTGTATTCTCCTCGGTGCTACGCTGGAGCGCTGCTAGAGCATTGACACAGTCCGCATATGTTCGTCCGTTATTGATCTCAAAATGCATGGGGTCTTTGCGGCCATCATAGTCGCCTCCCCATCTCACCACTCCACCAGTAGAGCTCAAGATTTGACGGAGTCTCTGGATCTGTGCGGATGAGAGATTAACTAGAGGGTTAGATCCTAGAGGCCACCGTGTCGCGTTCAAATCGATAGCGGTACCCGATGCGTGGTTGGAGAGAGCGATACCACCTCGAATGGGGCGCTCTGCATATCCCCAGTCATCTCCTGGCGGGTAGTCAATGTCCTGCACATAACGGTCGAACTGAGCTGCAACTTCGAGTAGGAGATCTCCCGGCGCGCCTTTGCGAACCGAAAGCCAAATATTGGTACCAGGAACCTGACGTCGAGATACTAGGGTCGCATCGTTAGCTGTCCAACCGTTCTGACTGATTGCCATATTGAGTTTTCCTTGTCTTGAAATAGAAAGGGGCCTTTCGGCCCCAGTCTACTACCTTTTATGAAGTTGTGTAACGGTACCTGGAGATTCAGGCTTTCTGAACTTGTAGCCTTTGACTTCTTCTGAAACTACAACTGATTCAGCATCAACAGGATCCTCGTAAGAGTAGACCAAGCCATCCTGTGTACTGAATGACTGATAGGTTCCAGGCTTTACTTGGTACCACTCGCCACCGTAGTAGATCTCGGTTACCCATTCTCGTTCAAAGTATTTACCAATCTCAGTTGGTGGATTGTCCGACGACAACTCCCTGCTCCCTAAGCCATTCTGCCGTGTTCTCATGTGCATTCCAGATCAGGTTGACGAATGCCTTGTAGAAACTTGTGTCAGCACCACACGGACATGCCATGATCTCGTGGTTCACAACCACATCAACAACTTCAGTGACGTACTCCATCAACCGACGCTTCATTTCAGAAGCATCAATACGCATAAGAGGGTCACGGAGACTTTGGACTAGGGCGTCAATAGTCTCCATCTCTTCTGTGTACTCATACCTCAGTCGGTCATCCAACTGCCAAGCAAGGTAGTCATAGACTGCTGCCATAGAGTCCAGTTCCGTTACAACCTGTCGCATCAACTATCTCTCTTTCCATGTCGTCGTGAGGGGGTGCCGTACACCTTTTCTGACTATAAGGTACTTGACGAGCTGTCGCAATGCGTCATTCCGGTGACGCATAGGGTGTGGTGGGGTTTGCAACCATCCCAGTAGGGATAGCTTTTCGTTCGTGACGTAGCGCTTTGCCTCTCCCGGTGTGAAACGATCATAGTAGGTGAGGCCAAGCTCCGAGCAAGCTAATTTAATAACTCCGATGTACTCCGCAGAGATCAACTCCACCTTGTGTCGTGAGGCTCGGACGCGCCCCTCTGCGTCCTCTTCGATGTGCTGTCGGTATGTGAATGGCTCGTAGACAATCTCTAGATCTGCGTGTCTTCTTTCCTTATTTAAGAAGTCATAAAGCTCGCGGTGATGAGGCTCCGGACCAAATTCTCCTGTCCAAAGATGGATATCTTCTAGTTCCACATTATCGGTTCTAATGAGCACAGCCTGAGCCCAACCGGTAGTACCGCCTGGGTCAAAGGCTAGAACGTTAAAGGGTCTGAGTGGTTCAGTCCTGAGGTTTAGTGGCATCTTCTACTCCATGGTTGCAGAGGCAGCCGTTTCCGATGCACTCTCCACACTCTCCAAAGAAACAACTATTGCACACTCTAGGGCTAGACATCCGCCCAACTTCTACCGATTTTACCTTCGGCAGCGAATCGAACATAGCCTTCGGTGACTTCCTCTCCAACTTCCACCATCACCCTTGCAATGAGATCGCGGACCTCTTCGGCTTCATCTTTGGGAACGTCCGCATAGATGGCATCGTGCACAAGATTCACGATGAAGACCTTGTGATCGTACGTCAATCGGCAAGCAGCTTCAAGAACAATGTCTGATGCGATACTCTGGGCATAAAACGATTTAGCTTCGTTCCGAACTGCATGTTTGTTCTGTGGAGTCACCAGGTGAAACCTACGGTGACGACCAAACGGGGTAATGAGTGCCTCTCCCCGACATGCCTTGTCTGCTGCTCCTTCTAGGAAGGAGATGATTGAGGGAATTGTCTTCTCAAAGACGTTCATATGACGCTGAGCGACACGAACATCCATATTAAATTGAGGATCGCCAGCAATACCAGCAGCGGTGCGGCCGTACGCGATACCATAGGCAAACGTCTTGACAAGAGTTCGGATACTTGGTTCGCCAGGTTTCTCTGCTGAAGAGAGTTCCTTAACAGTCTTGTCTGACATACTCGAAGGATACCGGTCAGGAAACATAGAGCGGCAAAGCTCGACAAAAAGGTCTCTTGAAGGATCGTTGAAGATGTCACGGGTCAGCTCTTCCTTTGCCAACCAAGTAAGAACTCGTAGTTCTGCTTGCGACATGTCAACACCGACGAGAATACGATCGTCAGCTCTTGCAATAAACTGTCGTTTGATCTGCTTGGCCCGCGGTATGTTTTGAGAATTAGGATTGCGCGCGGATAGGCGACCGCTAGTTGTGCCGTGGATAAGGAATGACGGGTGTACCGTACCTTCGGGAGTAGTGCGTTTCTGAAGGCCCGTGACAAACGTGCCGTCCATCTTGGAGATGCCACGGATTTCAAGTACGAGCTGAGTGGTTGCCTTGACATTGTCGGGAATCCTCGGGTCATCGAGTAGGGTCTTTAGGAAGTCAGCTTCAGTAGTCTCAACGTCTATGCCGTTGTCTTTAAAGTACTTGGTTACCTGACGGGGTGAGTCGATGTTGAGCGTGTGTGGGACTCTAAGATGTTTTCCCTTAGCCTCAGGATCACATACGATTGGAAGGCCTCTTGATAGGTCCTCACGTTCCTTAGCGTATTTTTGAGCGAGTTCTTTTGAATACTCGATATCAAATCCGAAACCGCGCGGTTCGATGAGCTGAAGCGTATTGGATACTCGGAGCATGAATCTGTAGGCATCTACAAGTCCTCGTACATTAAGTTCCTTGTTGAAGTAACTGTGCAGTAGCCTGGTTGCGTGAACATCGAATGCGTTATATTTGTGAAGAATGTCAGGAGGGATATTTCCATAGTCCGTTGGTTGTTTTCCGTCTGGACCTTTAAGATAAGGAGCAATGTCATGTTTCCAGTCAGGGGTACCCAGCAACTCCATCCCCATATATTCAAGGCCGTGTACTCCTTGGTATTCATGTAGAGCATAGGACTGAAGCATGGTATCTTCGGTTAGAGTGGGACCTTCGAAGTCCGGATACCCCAGATAAGCTCGCAGAGATCCGAGGTCAAACTTTCCGTTCTGCGCCCCTAGTGGATTAGTGGCGAGGAACTCCCTGAAGTACTCACGGAAGATTTCATCCTCAAAACAGTCCTGGGCGAAGACAAAGACATCATCTTCTCCTTCTAGACCAATGCCGACACAGAGAAGCTTCTCCATGTGGACATTGCCGTAACTCGTGTCCTTCTCCCTGGACGTCTCAATGTCCAGGAATGCCAGAGTTGACCCGGTAAGCGCCTCAATCATGAGGTTAGGAGAACGGTCTGGAGTGATGACGAAAATGTCAGGCTCGTACCACTTGTCAGGAAGGTTGTCCCGGGACACAGCCTTACCTATATCGCTAAGCATGTGAGGGAACTTCTCCTGGCTGCGCAGACACGCGGCTGGGTGGAACGTCGGCACCACGGAGAATTGATTCAGGAGCTTGGGACGGCCTACCCGAGCCTTCGTGATCCCAAGCTTCTTGGCCATTTCTGGGTGAACGCTTTTGAGGGCAGAGTTCCCCATTGGAATGACAGTAGTTACACCGGCTTGCTGTAGTTCCTCGTGTAGTCTTGGCTTGCAGCATTCGATCGCCTCATCAGGCAGTTTCTTCATTGAGTCTGGGTAGTGACAGAGGGTTGCGTTTCCGAGGAAGACCTCTTCTCGATCGACGCCATATGAGTTGAGAACTGCGTTGAGGAGCTTGCCCGATGGGCCGATGAAGACTTCTTGCTTAGCAATTTCATAACGTCCCGGAGCTTCACCAATGAAAGCAAGTACGTTAGACTTACTGCTGCTGTCACTGCGGATAGTAGGAAAACTACTCGGGACCATACGTCCATGAACACGGAGAGGACACTCCTCACATTTAGCTGTAGGGTGTTTCCTTTCTAAAGCGCCCGATGGGGACGGATAGAGTGTCGTCGATCGGCCGAGGTTCATTCTCGACGATCCAGTATTCAACCCGTTCTCTCGAAGACTTATTGCCATTGGGCATTATCCCCTTACGAACACTAATTTTGATTTGGCCGCGTTGGACCATAGTTGTTTCCACGTCTGCTAAATCTCTAGATCTGACATGGAACATTCTCATCATTTCGGTTCGGGTGACGGTCTTGTTCTTGTTGTGCTGTGCTTTGATATAAGCTAGAATTTTGTCCGCTTTCTTCTCCCAAGGGTTAATGTCTGGAGCTTGTTCTACACCATGCGCGAAATCGGTAGCAGATTCGAGGAAGATATCTCCCAAGCGAATGGCCTGACAGACATCATCACGTTCTATGGTGAGAGAATTCCGTGCTCCTGCCAGTAGCATAGCGATCTTAATGATCGAGTCGGAAAGACGGATATACATCGGGGTATAGATGTTGGGATCAGTGGAGTTTTCGCCTAGCTTGAAAGCGTCATAACTAAGGTCTCTGATACGATCCCACGCTTCAGGAGTAGCGTGCATTTCCCGTTCAGTCTGTTTCACAGTCCGCTGAGTGGTCGTGCCTCCCAGAGTGATAGTCTTGACTGTTGGCCGGGGCTGCCAGAAGTTCACGATCCCGTACAACTCTTCGAGGATCTGAGCCTTGAC